TCTTCAGCGTAACTCTGGTTGCCTGCTGTTGGAAGAGTACCTGCTTCTGCCCTAGCACCTACGCCGCTATTGCGACCAGTGTGGATAGAAAGCACAGCCCTACGACCTTCAACATCACGAGAGTTTGACTCAATTTGATTGAGCATCATGATCTCCTGATTAAGCTGCTCACGGATTGCCGGTTGGTAATCCTCCTTGAGCGCTGAATCAGCAGTTGTTAAGTTAAGTGCCACTATTTCTCCTTTATAGTTAAGTGACTTGAATATGACTGTCGTGCGACTCGTGCATCTGCAGGGAGGCGAACTAATTAATATAGAATCTATCTATGTTTAAAGAGTAACACACTTGACATTAGTGTGTCAATAATTATTCGCCAACTTCAGCATTTAAACGTGCAAGAACTCTATCTCGCATAGCATCAGATTTGATAGCCGGTGGCGTATTTTCGCCTTCAATATCGGCTACAGTGCCTGAACCTGTTGCAGTAGCAGAAGCAGGGAACAATGTTTCCTGCTGCGGAACTATCTCTGCGTTAGGATCTGCAGGGGCTTTATCACCTAAGTAAGCTCTAGCTAACTCAGCAGCTTTCTGCAAATCACCATTAAGTGCAGGGGTTAATGCTAAATCCCATAGAACTTTACATTCAGGAGTATTAGGCTCAAAGCCTAAAGAACGAGATTCTTCATGAACTTGCTGCACCATTTTATCTTTACGAATTTCATTTTGGACAATAGTATCTATCTCACTAGCAGCAATTAATTCCTGCTCTTCAGTTACTTCAGGGATAGATACTTCTTCTTGCGTTGCTTCTTCAGGAGCATCTGCTTCGCCTAATAAATGTTGTGCTAGTTCTTTCATAGCTTTTGCTCCTACTTCTTGGTCAGTCCCAACTGTTTCAACTACTTTCAATAAGTAATTTTTTTCAGCATCATTATAGTATTGAAACGCATCTTTGTACGGTTCATGAGTTTTACGGCGGTCCTTAGCTTCTTCTCTAAGTTCAGTAATATAACTTTTAATATTATCAGGAAGAGAATCTATGTCTACTGATTCAGACTGCTCAGCAGGTTGTTCCTGCTCTACAGCTTCCGCTACTTGTTCTTCTACTGCTTCTTGTTCTTCAGGCATCTAGCCATCCTTTACATTGGCGGTGGAGTTTCCCCACCTTCTAATGCTGCCATTATATCAGCAACTGGGTCGCCACCGGCTTGAATTGCCATATTTGGTGATTCATCCCCCATTGGAGGTGCGACAGGTGGGGATGACCCATCCGCATTAGGAGAAGCAGCAAGCGCTGGGCTTAGACTAGCCTGTGCATTTGCTCTGCCTGTTTGTTCTGCTGCCATCGTCTCATGAGCTTGAAGATGTAAGTCTACTACTTTCCGTACATCAGGCTTTAATTGCTCATACCGTTGTGTCTTCCTAAACTCATTATGTATCTCTATATGGATAGTATGATTGTCAAAGACCGCAGGGCGCATAACTTCTTCCATTGTGAAAGCGCCATTCTCCCTGCGGGCTTTGGCAGCATCAGGAGCCGCAGCAGCAATTATATCGTCTTTATCAGGTAAGTCCGCAACTTTAGCGTATTGGATTACATTACTAATTAATCCCATTTGCATTGCCTTATCTGCAAATGCTTGCATAGCTGCTCTACTTCTAGGCACAACAGCATCTAATGGAATATGTATTTTAATCTGCCCGCCAATATCTGAGCCTTTCCACTGAAATCTCAAAGGAGTACTACCTTCTAAGATAGTTGTTTCTCTACGACTTTTAACTTCTGCTTCATGTAGTTGAAGAACCATTTGAGCTACACGTGACCAGCAGCGGGCTGTCTCTTTAATAAGACGTCCAATAGGAGAACTATCTTTCTCTGCAAGAATAGATAGCCCTAACCCTGATTCAATGTTAGGAGGAGCCATACCACGAGATACGTCATGCACTCCCATTAAGTCATCAATAAACTCTGATAGTTTATCTGGCATTTCTCTAAGCCAACTAGTAAGTTGAGCAGGTGTCATATAAGCAGGCGGCACTGTCCCATCAGGATACGTAATTATTTCACCTGCATTATCTGTAAAAGTATTTATGACATCTACTGCTGATTGAGGAACAAGCATACGTGCTGTCCCTGCATCTCGTAAATGTTCTAATAAGTTTGCCCACGTAGCGTTAAGCGCTACTTGAACAGGACGAACATCATCTAAGATAGTGCAACCATGCCAGCTATTCTCTACTGCTGTTTCAGTAGCACAAACTATATTAAGTTTATCTTTCCAAGGGAATGGCCAATCCCCATGTTGGATAACTTTACCGTCTATCTCCACACAGAAATGCCCTTCTGGTCTTAAAGGGTTTGGTCGTTCATAATAAGTTAATACAAAAGTTCTAGGTACATTTGTTGTTCCACTCCCTACGTGGTCAGCTACAAGCCGTTGCATGTAGGGGTCTATCGCAGCAGTCCCATCTGCTGGAGGTTCTTCAGGTAATTCAAATATAGCTTGAACTTCTTTAGGTGGAAGCGCTTGTTTACGTATCCACCATCTAGCGGTCTCAGGATTAATAGCTGCTGGCTCAACTACAAAATCGCCTATAGGTAAAACAGTCTCAACTGTAGTTTTATTTGCAGCATCCCAATCTACACTGATCGCAGCCGTTCCACCTTTTATGGTAGCTAACATATGCTGCTCTCGCATAACTTCCCAGTTATGCTCATCATGTATATCTTTAATAATAGCCTCACCAATACGTGCACTACGTATAGTTGCATCATCATAAGATGTTGGAGGATTCTCAAAACTTAACTCTCTCTGAGTTAAATTAGATATAATAGTACGAGTATTAGCTCGCATCTTATTCATAGTGGGTTGTATCCGGTCTACATCTTGATTAATTAAATCAAGCCTACGAGTGTCCGAGTTCCAGAAGACCCATTGATATCCTAAAAGGAAAGCGTGGTTTAACCAGTAAGAACGCAATTCCTCACGTATTTGTTTAACGGCATCAACATACATATTACGTACATACCCTGCGCCTTTTTCTTCATCAGCCATACTTAAATTGTACCATAGTTATCTGTATATAGGTTTAGGACGAGAAGGTTTGTCTTCTTGTACTTCAGCTTTACTTGCTTTTAGTGCCCCAACTGCAGGAGGATTCTCAATACGTAAGATAGCTTCATACAGTTTTTCATTCTCTTTATGTAAATAAATAATGGTGTAAGATAATAAAGACATTACAAGTAAACAAATGCCACAAATAATGCAAATAGCTAATATCATTCTACTGATTCAGGCTCAAAAGATTTAGTTAAATTAGATAACTCATCTTGTAAATTAGCATTCTCTCTACATAAATTACGTATAGTTTCTTGAGATTCTATATACAATGACTGTGCTTCACTAAGATCACTATTAAGATTAGCTATCCTAGTATTTAAACCCTTAGCTACTCTAGGTTTAATATAACCTAAATCATGGGCAGCTTCAGAGACACAATCTTGGCATATGTCATGGAACCCGTCTACGTCATCCATAATTGTTGGACGAAACACCCCTTGGTGTAGTTTCAATTTAATATTTCCACATGAAGTGCAACGAGCACCATACGCTGTATTGTGGTCAAAGTCGGCATGTAATGTAAATGGCATAAGAAATCTGTCCTTTTTTAGCCTATCGCCCAAGTGTACCATATAAGAATCCTCTATGAGACGTCCGTTTCCTATCTTTTTCTCTTTTATCAATATAACGCTCTAGCTTCTCTTCCATATTTTTTGGACCCAAGTCCTGTGTTGTAGTCAAATGTGGCAGCTTGCTAGCTATCATCCAAGCATAACCGCCAGTATCAACCATGTCATCATGAGTTCCATTAGGGAAAGGAGCATGCTCCGAAGTCCACTCATGTATATTAGGATGCGCCTGAGGAAAATAAATCTGACCATTAGCTGCTGCCTGACCATACGGCAAAGCACGAGCAACCTTATCACGATCAGCTTTTAACGGACGAACAGTAATACCACCCTTACGAATAATTTGCTGCAACAATCCCTTACCGAAAGTTTTATCCTCAATACCTACAAAGGACGTGGAGGGCCAACGCCTATAACAATTACGCAACCACTCCTCATGCTGATCCACAGTAACACGCTCTCTAACAAAATCAACAAGTACAAGCAACTGCTGTGCCCTATGAAAATCCCAAACACTATACACACTATAGTCAGACCAACTATTATTTGTAGCCGCCATATCTAACGTAGCATAACGCACACACTCATCTGCTCTAACAATACGAGTCACCTCATGGTCATTAGGTGGATCACAATGATATAAGTCAACACCATCATTACTAGTCTTCTTGTAAAAATGAAACTTAGGAAACATGCCGCTCTCACCAAACGTAGGCGTGCCCTGAAACTGAGCAGCAAACCACATAGGATCTTCCTTCTGCTCAGCTAACAACTGAGCACGAGTACGAACCATAGGCCACAAAGCATCACCCTGCTTACGACCCAAAGGATCTTCTTCCTCTGCCAAAGCAGGAATACGAATCATATACCAATCATCACGGATAGAACCATCCTCCTCGTAAACAAACCTACCAGCAAGATCGTCCTCATGCCAGCGAGTAAACATCATAATCTCCAAGGGCAAACCACGCTCCGGCAACCTAGTCTTACGTTTAATAAACACAGAAGAATAAAAGTTACCAGCAGCATTACGATTAGCTTGAGACAAAGCATCAACCGCATCCTTAATAGGATCATCAATAATCCCCAACTGAAAACCCTTACCAGTTAAAGCACCACCAGTGCCAACCAAAAACATCTCGCCGCCCGTCTCTTTAAAATACAAATGATCCGAACCATGTCGCTCACCCTTAGCAAGCGTAAGACCCAACCTCTCCTCATTCTCCAACAACTTATCCCGCATCTTCTTGCCCCACGTCTTCGTAGCAAAATCATCAGAATACGTAACAAACGCAATATGGTTATCAGGATGCCTCATCCAATACCACAAAGGCAAATGCTCAGAAACAAGAAAAGACTTACCGTGTCTTGGAGGCATAGCAATAGCTAAACGTAAAAGCGTCCTTTCTCCCGTATCAGGGTTCTCGCCCCAGAAATCAAGCGCCTTATCAAAAGGAACATCATCATGGCTAGGAACGATATGACGATCCTCTCCATCAGTTGTATATATCCAGATAGGCGCTGGTCCTGCCCCAGACTTGTATAACCTGTACTCCACGAACGCAACAATGATCTCATTCAAATACTCCAAATGCGGTGCTCTAACTGTCTCAGGAGACAACCAACACATTAAATCAAGAGGACTACGTTTAGCTAACTCATACTGTAACTGATGCTCATACAACTCCAACTCTTGTGGGCTAGCATGAGCCAACAAATCAGGAGGTAAAAGTTTCACACGTTATACGTTATCAACTAAATACTGTATAGATATGTTACCAGAAGCAGAAATAGCATAAACTTTTTCATTAGGTTGAGTTAAATGAATTTCAATTTTATTATTTCCACTAGCCGGAAGAACCACACCATTAGAAGCATCACCAACATCAGAAGCCCCAACCGTACACGCAGTAGCCGTATTGTTCTGTACAACAATCCTTTGCGGGTTCGTAGCAGAAGCAGCAGACGTAGCAGTAAATAGTAAAGTAGTAGAAGCTGCAACTGTTACATCATCACCTTTTAGTGCCATACTTATCCTTTCTTTTTTCTTTTAGAAGCCACCCTTAAAGCAATTAAAGGATCTCTAAGGCTTTCAGACTTTTTCTTTTTCTTTTTCTTTTTCTTAGGTCGTAACCGATTATGCTCAGCAGATAAAGTATTACCCTTCATATGCTTAATAGCTAACTGAACAGCCTCATACGCTTTCTTACTACCAACACGAGAAGCCCAAGTCTTAAGGTCAGTAATAGTATCTTTTCTAGCATCATTCATAGATACCATTGTAACACGTCAAAGGGTATATTAAGTACAGTAACGCACCACATTTTCCAGAAAATGCCGGTCTCAGGAATGGGGGGGTAATACAAGGGGGGTGCCCCCCTGCCTGATTTAATGTGAGACATTAAATAAAGGGACCATCCAAAATAAGGGGGATTTGAGCAAATAAAATAAAAATTAATTTAAATAAATTACAAAACCGCTGGTCACAGGCTTACGAGAACGCCGGTACGATTTGACCCCATTAAATCCATGAACTACGTTGAGGTCATGGAAAGGAGGCAACCGATGAACAGAAGACAACTCAACAGAGTGCTACTCACATGTTTAGAAGAAGAAATTCACCCTAATCGTGTGTTTAGATTGTTTGGATCAGACGCCTTTGAAGCGCAAGATATGCAGCTTGAAGACGCTGACCTCGTGGCAGTCATGCAAGAATACCTAGAAGCCTACGGCGTCCGGTATCTCGGCATGACCAAGCCTAAGAGGTAAGGTCCAAGCCCCCTCGGAGATTGGCACCGAGGGGGCAACTGACTAAGACTCGGAGCCGCTCCCCGCTTGGCAACAGAAGGGGGAGAGAAAGGAAGGTGATATTAATGTTTGGATGTGAATGGGAGATACTCGTTTTCATCATAGCTAACGTAGTGGTCTGCTCTTGTATAGTTTGGAGCATAGTAACAGGAAGGATGTTTGAATAAAGGGAGGCTCCGTCCGAAAGGGCGGGGCTTTCTCTTGTGTATATGTTTTAAAATCTTAGCGCTGCGTCGCATGTGATGGCTGCTGTGGTATTAATGTAACCCATTAAATAACCCTACCCCTTGAATATCCAACAAAAGAAATTTACAAATAAAAGATATCCACAGGTTATCCACTTAACTTATGATCTTGATGCTGTTACCGTAGTTTTAGAAGGAGGACATATGCACACACACCCATTGGTAAGGCGATTGGTTCGGCTAGCACTAGCCGGCAAGGTGCACCCGAACACGGTGTACCGCACGATCAGCGCCGATGAATGGCAAGCACGCTTGCCACTCACGGAAACGCAGTTCAATGAGATCATGTGGTTCTACATGGTTGAGTACCACGCCCGTGAGCTTGACGGCTACGACCTCATAGGCTGATCGCCTTCGTACAAATAAGGCCCCTCTTCCGCAAGGGAGGGGGGTCTTCATACGTGTGTATATATTTTAAATTGTAGCGCTGCGTTGGAGGGGGTGGCGAAGGCACCAGCCTACCAAGTGGTAGGCAGGGGGAGAGGGTGAGATCATGGGTCAGATCACCAATGGATAGGCGGTGAAATTAAATGTTACATTTATGTTACAGCCCTGATACCTGTACTATAATAAAGACAGGAAGGAGGAAGCACATGATAGTACTTAATAACGGAGCTACGCCCATACGTTGGGAAGTAGGATTCGGTGGGGCTGGCGAGCGCAGGTACATAGGCAAAGTCATAGCTCTTTGGGGCAACGACCCCTATGTAGTCTGGACTATGGCTAGCGACGACGGCACTAACTGGGACTGCTTCTGGGGGCACTATGTCAATGACATAGGTATTGCCACTCAGTTGTACCACGGTAAGGCATTCGCCTGCGGAGTTACACTACCACCCACAGACTGACAACCTGAGGGCTTCATCAAAACAAGGTCCCCGCCTCTGTAAAGGAGAGCGGGGGCTTTCATATTTCTATATATATATTTTTTATATATATATATATTTAAAATCTTAGCGCTGCGTCGCATGTGATGGCGGAGGCTAGCCATTTAATGTGGGACATTAAATGATTTAATGTGCCCCATTAAATACAGCCCCCATATCCTGCCCATATACGGGGGAAAATTAAATGTTACATTTATGTTACAACCCCTGCACCTGTAGTAAGCTAGGTGCAGAGGCAAAGAGAGGAGGGAATAGATGCCATACATCAGTCTTGATGACTGTGTAGAAGTAAATGTAGATGTAGAAGTTACCGACATAACGGTAAGCACTGCCGAAGCACACTTCGACATAGACGTCCAAGACATTGATGGACTTGATGACTACATTAGAGAAGAAGTAATAATTCAACTCAGTGAAAGTCAAGAAGTGGTAGACGCTAAAGCAGTCGCAGTAGAAATACTAAGAATGCTAGCCGACATACTACAACAAGGCTAATCAATGCAAGAGTGAGGGAGTAGCACAAGTGTAAAGGCTCCGCAAGACTCGGACTCAATCCCCTAGAGTTGGCAACAGAACAGGGGCACTACTACCCTCTCCCCCACGGGGGAGGGGGAGAAAGGAAAGAGGATGGCACTAAGTAGGAAGTATTACCAAGCACTAGCCGAAGCACTAGCTAAACCAACCCAAGGATATGGGGCAGGCGCACTAGCTCAAAGGTTAGTACCGATAGTAGCCGCCGTACAGGCTGTAGCCGACATGTGTTATGCAGATAACAACAGGTTTGACTACCGCAGGTTCTACGAAGCCTTCATCCAAGAGATAGATAACTTGGATGATACTGAGACTGAATCTGATAGGGCACTATATCTCCTAGAGATACACCATAAAGAGATACTAGCACCACTACGGTAACACGGTAACAAACAAATAGAGTCCCTCTCGGAGATTGGCACCGAGGGGGGCTTTCATATTTATACCTGACTTATTATTTTTATGTATATATTAGAGAGATCCTAGCGCTGCGTCGGCTGAGCTGGCGAGGCGGCAATTAATGACATCGCACTGTCAATAAAAGTGACACCGGCATGTCATTAACCGCAGAAGATAAGGCAGAATTTAATGTTACAGTTATGTTACACCGCATATGCACGTGCTAATCTCCTTGTAGGCAACGAAACAGAAAGAGGCAGACATGCTACTAACAATTACACCGGAGACGAGCACACTTTACAGGTACATACGAGATGTTAATGCAACGTATGGATCTGAGACAGTGGCTTGTCTTGAGAAGATTTACCAGAGGGCACGTGTCCTCACACCGGACCTACCCGCTAACGTGGCTTTCACTATTAAGCAGTCGGATCGCAGGGCGTGGGGTCATTTCTTACAGGGTGGCTTTCAAGATACAAGCGGCACGAATCACACCGCTACTAGTAATGTGCATGAGATTATGATATCGGGTGAGTGTTTATCAGCCGGTCCATTACAGGTGCTACAAACTGTACTGCATGAGGCGGCACATGTTCTATGTGCGGTACGTAATATCAAGGACACTACAAGGCAGAACCGCTACCATAATAAGAGGTTCGTAACAGCGGCGGAAGAGTTGTCCCTTACTTATGATGACCCTCAGAACTACAAGACGACGAGAGATAAGCAGGGTAATGAGGTTTCTAAATTGACACCGCATGCCACTATCGGGTTCTCTAATGTGGTGTTAACTGATAGCACTAGGGAATTGTATAAGGAAGAACTTGACATGCTTATGTCAGATCTCCCTCTTAATAAGGGCACACCTCGCACACCGTACCGCACACCTAAGGTGCAAGATAAGGTGTATGTCCTCTTCCCACCGGCAGGGGTCATGGACCCGTACCGCTTGCGTGTCTTCGGACCTAAGAAATATGAGGCACAAGTTGAGTTCCTTGTACCTCATATCCGGTGTTGGTCTACCCTAACGATGGGCGTCTTCGCTTGTCTCCTTGACGAGTGCGGTATAGATACGGATAAGGAGATCTCTAAGGAGGACACTTACACATCTTGGGATATACAGAACAACACAGATTTCCCACAAGAGGTGCTTAACACAGTGGAATTAGTAGAGGCTAACAAGTTCGCTACTTATGTAGCGGGAGAGGTGACAGTATAATGTCAAGTAAGAATAAGACAGTGAGTGAGGTTATATCCTTGACCATACGTAATCATAGGGAGAGGATGGCAACGTCTGGTAATGTGTGGTTCTGGAAAGACGGACGGGGTAAACCTACAGGGGACGGCGACAAGCATTGTAAGCATGGAAGACATGTTGGTAGTGTGTACGGTCCTGATTACTTGTGCGGATGGTGTGAGGATGGCATGTCTGATGTAGAGTATGAGTTACGTAATAAGATTAAGGTGCTTGAGGAAATAGCAGAGACGTATGAAGATTTGGTGATAAAACTGGCGGCGCATGTTGAAGATCTTGACACGCCGATGTCATGTTCTACCCTACGACATATGTGGTATAGTTAGTTAACAACAAGGAAGGAATGTTATGTATAGTAATAGATCATTTGAGGCGGACAAGACTCCTGAGATACGAGAGTATGCTGAGGAATTGTTTGACCATTTCAAGGATGAGGATGGTAAGTTGGATGAGGGTTATGTGTTTGATGATGAGGTGGATGTGTCAGAGTTGCATCACCAGATGTTTAACACGGACTACTACATCATTGGGTACAACAGGGCTACTGATTGGCTAGGGTCTGATGCCTTTGAGGCTATCGGTTTAGTGGTTGACTATGAGTCAGATCATTACGGTGAGGTGCATACTGATCTCACTGATCCTGAGCGAGTTGTTAATATGGTGGCTTACATTATTGGTGAGCAAGTGTTATACGATATAGTTGACAGTTATCTGTCAGAGATTGGAGATGATAGTAATGAGTAATTCATATATGATTCATGTACGTAAAGAGGATAATTTTACGGTTGGGGTGGAAGTGTATGATGACTACAGTGTATTAGAGATTGAGTTTGGTAATAGCCGGATTTGTATTTTCTGCCATGATGAGGAGCAGGCTAGGTTAGTTGCGGATAGGGTGACAGCATGATGTCAACTTATGAGGTGTCTGTTATCCATACGTATGAGGATGAGCAGACTATTACTGTTGAGGCTGAGTCCCCTGAGGAAGCGGCTTGTCTAGCAGAGGATGACATTGACCCTAGCTTTAGTAGCATGGAGCCTACGTGTACGAGTTCGGACATTTGGTACGTGAGCGAGGTTAGTTAGTGTCGTTTACTATTGTGCCATCTGTGACGGGTCTACCCCCCTACACGGATTTTCTTTGCCTCCCTCTTTCCCCGTGTAAGGGTG